TTAAGGTGTTGCGACGACCGGTTGAATCCGCCCAGTGTGATCAAATCAGCTTTCTGCTTTTCATTGATTACCGCCCCTTCAGCTGCGGCCTTATCCAGCAACCCTTGCGCTTTATCGCGGGAAGCCTGCTGCTTCATTTCAGCAAGCTGCGCTTCCAGTTGGGCAACTTTCCCCTGTTCCTGACCAGCGGTCGCTTTGGCCTGAATGGCCGCCAGAACCGTTTTTTCGTCAGCGGCCTTGTCAACGCCCAGCGCAGTAGCAACCGCACTATGAAGAGTGACAGTGCTGCTGCCTTTGGCCGCAATCGCCGCCATCACGTCACTTTCCGTGGCTGTGTCGGGCAGACCCAACGCCGCACGAAGCTTGGCGATATCCATTTCAGTTTTCTCCGGAGTTTTACGGGAGTGCAGCGACACAACCGGCAGATCCGGTGTATTTGTGAGAGCCGCACGCAAAATTTGCGTCACCACGCCACTTTGGCTCTTCAGCACTGGCGATATCCAACGGTAGGCTTTGCCCTGCATCAGGGCCTTACCTTCAGCAGACCAGTCCACATAGCCCCAGATACCGTCCGCCCGACTTTCCATCCGGGTAACCCATGCTCGGGCCGGAGAGGCACCCCCATTTGGAGCGGCCAGATCCGTGGCATGGTTTTCATCAAGAAGGATTTTGCCGCCTGCGAGCGATGCGCTGATCACGGCGTCAGGGTTCGCCAGCACCAGGCTGGCACCCTTCTCTCCGGTGAACGATCCGGCTGGGCACAAATGCACCCAGTCCGGCACGCCGTCAGAGCCAGCAGCACCCTGTGGGATAAGAAGAGGAAAAGTGGTGTTCATCCCCGCCAGTATCGCGGTTGAGAACACAGACTGGCAGAGGCGCGATTGCCCCCCGGAAAATTCCTCACAGGGCGCAGGGGAGGCATCTTTGCCGCACACTTCCACCCGGAAGCCTTTAAAAACGCCACAGACCCCTTTTAGAGCCTTTTAGAAGCCTTTTAAAAGCATAGACACACTGTGCTTACTCATCTGGAGGCTATTGCACGGTCTAAAAACTCTTCCAACTCCTCCAGCACCGTCTGACGGTCTTCTGCAGTGAAGCCAAGATACGGGCGGGCTGGAATAACGACCTTTTTGGCAAAAACCTCACGGCCACCAATTTTGAAGGCCAAAGACTTTTTCCCTCCTTGCGGCACAATGGTGGCCCCAAACTGGTGGGTGGCAGCATATGGAAGGTGCGAGCCCCATACCAAGCGCCGACCGTCAACGAACGCCGATATGCCTCCAAATAGCTCTCCCGTGCGAAACAGAATGCGCTGATCCGTCTTGCTGGCAGCGTAATCAGGGCGTAAGGGTGCCCAAGGGCTTCCATCTGGTCCAGCCTGCTTGTGGAAGCGCTCCTGGGTGGACTTGATCATCTGTTCACCTACGGCAGAGAGAACGCGGGCGGGATGCTGGCCAATATCAGCTATCCTTTCCAGCATTTCGCTCATCGGCCTGAAGCTTCCCTTCAGTTCAATGCTTGCCATTTCTCTCGTCTCCGCGTTAGGTTCGTACCGCGAGCCGCATGGTGACACGGTAATATTCTTCTCGCCGTAACGACCTCCCAAGGCGTGCTACGTAGGGTTCCCAGAAGGCCCTATCCGTGCGGCTCGCTCCCAGCCTCTTCCACCGGCTTTTCCCACAGCGCCCCGCGTCGCAACAGACGCAGCCGGTCTTTCTCATTCAGCACATGATAGGTCATCAGCTTGGCGGCTTCTGCCCCTTCCTGAAGGCGCACAACGGCATAGTAATACTGCTTGCCCACCAGCCCGATCACACCCACACCAACGCCAGCTGCCGTCTCATTGACGGAAACCAGCGCCTTGGGTTCTGCCAGAATTTGAGGGAGTGCCAAAAACTCATCCTTGCCCAGCTCAGAATGATGCAACCGCTCTTTATTCAGCGTTTCCGCCGTAAGGTGTACACTGCCATCCCACTCAGGAGCACGTTGCTCCGCAAGCCCACGCTGCACTGCAATTTCGTGGGTCTCTTTATCAAATTCCTGAAGCAGCTCCTGCGCTGGCTCTGCCAGCCGCCCAGCTTCAGCCGTGCCCGACTTTACTTCCAACAACTCCTCGATCTGTTGTTTCTGTGCCTCTTGCAGCACTGGCGCTGGCACAGTTGCTTTGGGAATGCCGCCAACGCTGACCAACGGTTTAACCGCTTTCTCGGCACGTCTCTGTTCTTCCGCCTGCCAGACTTTTCCGGGGTTGTAAGCAAAGCCCAGGTCAATACCCTTGGGTGTTTTTACCATCTTCCCCGTTGCAGGGTTGCGCACCTCTACCCATTCAACCTTGGGGCTTTCAGACACGGTCCAGTTGTTCTTGCGCATATCCCTGCGCGACACAGCCTCAACCGTGCAGTGGCAGTGCCAACCATTGGGTGCCCAATGCGTATCCCAGAACGGATCATCACGCGGCAGGATAATGCCGTCCCACGATTCATGCAGCAGACGTGGGTGAGCACAGGCATGATGCCGGTAGCGGAACCACGGATACATCTCAATCGCTTCAGGCGTGTTCAGCCGCGCCCATTTCCCGGCGGAAAACGCTGTGGAAATGTTCGTCTGGTAAATCAGAAAGGCCCGCTTGCTGACAGCATCCTTGACCCCGAACGGGTTACGAGGCTGCCACGCATGCTCTTGCGCAATTTTCAGAAACCGTTTCTGGAAAACATCAAAGCCAGTGCCTTCGCCCTGCGCCCGCAACAACGCCTCATGCACCTGGTTCAGCATGCGGGTTTCCGTCATGCCCGCTGATGTAAACGCCTTTGCGTGTGCCTCGGCCTCCAGCTCTCCGTACCGATCAGTTGTGATGGCAGACCGCTGCCGCAGGAATGATATGGCCGCAGACGGTTTAACTTTTGCGAGACTTAAAAGGCTCTCAAAATTAGCTGGGTCAGGCGTCGTCATGGCGCATCTGATCCAGTGCCAAGGCATCACCCATCAAATAGGCAAGCTGGACTGACTGCTCCAACGCCTGGGCAAACGCATCAATGGGCAGGTCCAGTTCCGCTATGCGGTCCTGGGCCTCATCAAAATCAGCGGCCCCTTTAATGGCATTCTGCACAGGGAGCGACATTTCAGACCACGCTTTAGCCGCACGCGTTGCCAGTTGACTGCTCATTGCGTCAATCAGTGCCGGGGTCTCAGTCCCACCATTCCGCTCAACAAGGTTTACAATGCGGGAATGCAGGGTTGTCTGTTCTTCGCCTGCCTTGGCGTTGGGCGCAGTGTTGTGCGGTGGGGCAATCTGGTCAGGTCGTGTTTTCGCGGGCAGCATATGGGCCGCTGTCGGGGGTGCCAGCGGGGCACGGCCACCGATGACGTCGTCACCGTCTTCTGGCTCTGAAAACCCAAGACGTTGCCGCGCTTCTGTCGCGCGCACGGTCAGACCTTGCGGCCCCAGCCACTGCAACGCATTGGTCACTTCCGTAATAGACGGCTCATCCGGCCTACCCACGCGAAGGTGCGGGTATTGCCCCATGCTTTGTGCGCCAAACGTCAGATCAATCTGCGGGACAACAGCCTGCTTCTGTAGCGTGATTGACAGAAGGCTTGCGTCAAATCGCTCAATATCTTCTTGCACCAGGCGATGAATTGCACCCGATGCATGCGCACCCTGTTTGCTATCCGTCGTGCCAGTCTGGCCAAGCACAACTTTGCTGATCTGGGCGTCTATCCAGTCGCAACGCCGCTGGTGGATATCGTTAGAACCCGCCCCATGCTTGGGCTCAATAAAATCCACCTGCATACTGTCGGGAATAATAGCGCCAGCCGCACCCATCAGATTGAACACGGCCCGTGCCAGAACGCGCTTCTGTTCTTCGGAAGCCCCCACGCCAAACTTACCAATACGCAGCGGCAGGCCGTAGCTTTGCACGAACACTCCCCAGTCCCGGCTTGTGAAGTGCTTGAACATCACAAAAAACGCGACAGTCCGCGTCATGCCTGCCCGCAAAGTCAGGCCAGACCAGCTCTTATGTTTGTGCACCAGGAATTTGTAGGGCGGCATTTCCCTAAAACCGGGCTGACTTGGCGCACCGGGAACACACGGGGCTGCTGGATCTGCATTGTCATCCCTGATCAGGATCGTCTCACCGTCCTGATAGCTGGCTTCAAACCAACGCTGTGGCCGATAGTCCATTTCCACAATGCGGTTACAGCCGGGACTTAAATCCCAGGTTAATTCGTGAACCGAAAACCCTTTGCCAACAGCATCCAGAATATCAAACGAGGACTGCTCAACCAGACCAAGTCGCAACCAGTCCCGGATAAACTCTGCATGTTTCTCATGCTCCGGGTCCGGACTTGCTGCATCAACCGTGATGGGCAACTGACCAACCGAGCGCTTGCGTGTACCCAAAACCCCCTGATAGTGCGGGTCTTTCTCTTCAATAATCTCGGCAATCGTCTGCCAGGCAAGGCTGTCACCCGCATCAGCTGCTCTCAGCGCAGACCCCAATACATCCGGATTTAAGCCGATGGGCGGCGTAGCAATAACGGCTGGCCGCTGCCCATACATATCGGCCCCGGCAATAACGTCAGTTAAAGCCGTGCTCTCAATCGGGTTGCCGTATTGATCAAGCAACTTTGCCATCAGCGTGTTTCCTGGCACAGACGCGCCCATTCCCGGTAACCGGCATCTTCCTGCACGGCACGATGAATTAACGGGCTTTTAGAAGCCTTCAAATCAGCGGCTAACGCCAACTGGTCGGCTGCTGACCATGGCACTACAAGCGGGCAGACGCGCTGCTCTGGTTTGTCAGCGCACCCACCCAATGCCAGTGCATTGAACCCAAAAGCTAAGACACCGATGGTGAAGACCGCACTACGCCGCATCAGAAGCCTCCGCTTTGCAGCTTCTGCTGAAGCGCATCATCAGTAGGTGCTGCTGAGACCTGAGCTTGCGTCAGATCAAGCTGGGCTTTCTGCGTAGCCTGCGCCTGTACCTTAGCTTTTTTTGCATCACTCTCAGCCTCTGCTTTTGACGACAGATGCGCAATCCATGCCACACCAGCCGACAGAACCAGAAACAGCCCGCTCAGCACATAGATAATCGGGTTGCTCATACCATCACACTCCCACGCAAGCCGTCATCAGAGCGTATGCCCAGCCGGTCTGCTTCAATTTCACGTTCGATAGACCAACTCCCATCAGGGCGGCGCTGTGCGTCCAGCTGATGCTGTGACGGTACAATTTCGCACTCATATTCCATTGGCTTTTCACGGCTGGCGGCATACGCCAGGGCGGCTGCAATAGCCGCATCACCATGGCGCTTTCCTTTGCTGCCACTCTCGCTCGTCCGCTGTTCCGGAACTTTGGCCACACCGCGCACCATTTTCAGTGCTCGCAAGTCATCCTGAGTGTCACGGTCTTTAGGGATCAGCAGCGTCATATCTTCAAATGCGGCCTTAAACGGCGGCATATTGTCGCGGTACCAAGCCTCGCTCAGCATCACAGCCTCAACCCGCGTGCCGTATCGCTGCTGTGTCAGTTCAGCCAAATGCTGGCCATTGCCGCGAGCATCAAGCTTGGCTGCACGGAACATTGGCAGATTATCAAAGATAAACCACAGGATAATGCGCTGGCTTTCAAACGGCACGTTGCGCAGTTCAACCGTAAACGGCGTGCTGCGCACAAGGCTTGCAAGTAACGTCAGTATCCAGATCACAGTTAAATCGCCTGAGCGCCCAAAGTCTTCGCCCGCAAAATGGGGGCAGTCTTCAGGCAGCGCCTTCAATAACGGCAGCAGCTCTTCCCGGCAAAACTCTAGCGTCTGTTCTTGCCGGATATGCTCATCCAGCAGGGCAAAGCGGTCATCGCACTTCCAGCGGATAACAACAGAGTCAGCAATCTGGCACTTCTCAATGATCGTCAGTGGTAGATATTTGCCCGAGCCCTGACTGGGAATGCAGCGCAACTCTTCGTCTGCATCATCGCCATATTCACGGTAAATCTTGTCGCGCCACGCGGCCTCTGCTTCGGCTGACCAGGGCTTACCCTGTTTTTCGCAAATTCTCTTGTACAGGCCATCTGCCAGAGCATCATCAAACGTGGTGCGCAGAAGCTTACGGTCTGGATATTTCCCGGCCCGTATTTCCTGCACCAGTTCGTTGAAAGGGTTATCTTCTCCATTGTGACTGGAGATAATGACAATGCGACCACCCCAGATAAGAAGCGCAAAAGCCGCTTTTAAGACGGCTTTAAGATCATCAATAAACGCAGCCTCATCAATAATCACCAGACCCTGCTTTGACCGGAACGCACGCGGCACAGATGGCAGGCCAAGCACCTCGTTCCGGCTTGCAAAGTCGATACGATAAACCTTCAGGTCTTTATCGGGGTTTTCTGGGTCATTGAAAATCTCCTCCGTCATGTCGGAAGCAGCAAGCTGCAACAGACGGGCATGATCTCCGGTGTCCGAAATGAACTGCCGGGTCATGTCTTTTTCAAAGCCCATATAGAAGACGTCCATGCCGCCTTCTGCCTCAAGCAATGCCCCGGTCATGGCGGAAAGCCAGCTGACACCCCAACTCGCGCCAATGCGGCGGCTTTTTTCCCAGACCGTAACCTCATATACCAAGATGGCATCGTTTGCCGTCTGCTGGTATTTCAGCAGTGCATAATGCCCGTCACCGTCAGCCTTGTCCCATATTTCCGGAACTTGCGGAGTGCGTTCTGGAATCACTGCTTCTGCCCGAGAATACGGGCACGGATCATCTTGGCCGTCTCAGCCGTCAGCCCTTTTTCCTTCACGACCTCTTTGAGGCGTTCCTCATTTTCCGCACGGATACGTGCCTCCACACGGGCTTCCACCTTGGCAATGAAGTCAGCATCCGTCTTGCTGGAGCGGGTCAGGTGGTCCAGCGCTTTAGACAGCATCATCAGCGCTTGGGGGTTTTCCTTGATCTCTTTGATCGCATCGCTGTCTCCCACAAATAGGCGCATCAACGTGCTGTGCATGAGCTGAATATTGGCCTGCACAATACGGCTTTCGGGTTCATCCCCCAGCTGCCGAACCAGCATTTCCGCCATGTCTTTTGACTGGCGCATTTCACGCCCGACATCTTCCATGCGCTTAAAGTGCCGCCCCAATGCCGACCGGCTGATGTCTGCACTGTGCAGTTCACGCAATGCCGCCAGAACTTCGTCAATGCTGTAACCAGCGCCGCGTAATTTCTGGATTTCGTCACGTATGGCTTGCGGCAGCTTATCAACGGTTGAGGGGCGGTGCGCCATTTTAAAGAGGCTTCCGCGCCGCAACTCCGGGCACTTCACGGGTTGTATCCCGAACCTGCAACCCTTCCGCCGTCAATGTTGCCACCCAAATTTGCCGCCCTGGCGCAAGCGTCATCCGGTCCAGTGTAACGCAGCCTTCACGTTCAAGGTGTTCAAGGTCACTACGAATAGCGTCAACGCTGGCAGGACGGCCCATGCCACGAATTGCCAAAAGCACAAGGTCTTCGTTCAATGTGCGGTCAGCCATCTGGGCGATAGCGTCCAGAACATACCAGCGCCGGTCTTCCAGCAGATTTTTACGCACCTGCGCGTTCATTTTTCTGTCCTGACTCTACATAGCCTTTGACGATCAGGTTCAGCATCTCGTTAGAGCGCTCCTGATCGTGCGAGATTTTTTGCAGCATTTGTTCAAGATGCTTGTCACGCAGTTCGTTTTCAGACTGCCTGTCTTCAAGAAGCTTGAGCCGCCGCTCAATTGCTGCGTGCCTTACAAGCGCAAGCACAACCCAGCAGGTGATGACCAATCCCATAAACAGGAACACGGCCATCACCGGCCACGGAACAACTACGCTTGCAGCCACATGGGCTGCATCCACCGTCAGCCTGCGGCTGTCTGTGTCGTGGTTGCTGCGGCAACAGGTGTTGCATCTGCCTTCAGGACATCGGCGGGCACCAATGCTGTAGCGAGATCATAAATGGCGCATTTCAGGTGACTGACCACCGCATCCAGTTCTGGCACGGTAATGCCTGCAGCTGTGGCCAGCGTGCGGAATTCAGAAATGGCCGTCTGCACCAGCGGATTGCCAGCCTCAAAGGTCTTGAAGACCTTAATCAGGTCATCCAGGCCGTTGTCCGATGTCGTCACAGCGGAGCGGATGGCGTTCTGCGCTACCTTCTGATAACGCGCCCCTTTGCCCGACAGCATGCCGGAAACAATAGGCGTAAGCAGGGCCAGAGCTGGCGTTGCCAACGCCAGAAGTGTGGTTTTAAGCTTGGAAGATGCCATATCGGCCTCCATAAGCGCGCCGCGTCGTGCGCGTGTTTGTCATGAAAGCCGCTGCGCGCCCGCCCACGGCTGTAACCGTTACGGGTAGGCGAGCTGCAACGCAGCCTGCACGCGAGCATCCAGCCGCCCAAGCCAGCCACGTCCAAACTGTGGGAAGGCACGGAATGAGCGGTAAGCGGCTTCCTGTTGCGTTGCGAGCGCGTAAATTAGCACACGCCACCGGCATTTTTGTTCAAAAAGAGCGTTTATGGTTTCCGGCCCAATATCACCGTCCACAGTCACACCAAGGTCAGCCTGAACCTTGCGCCGGTATTTATCAGAGAGAGTTTCCAGCACTTTCCCCTGGGACATGTTGAAGACGGCTTCCAGCGTTGCCTCGTCAATGTCACCGTCAATCTGCTTGGCATCCATTTCCAGCACACGCTGTAACTGTTTTGCTGCACGCGCCACGCCCGAATTAAAAGCAAAATCAAACAGCATCAGGTCAACACCTGCAGGCAACTCATCCCCATTAATCGCACGCCAATACAGCGTGCGAGCAATGGCCGAGAAGGTTTCCTGAGTGATCGACTGCATCACACGCACAGTCACCATGTCCGGGTCATGCAACCAGCGCACCATAACTGGCGCACTAATGCCGCGCATTGTCCCAACCAGAGCCCCATGCCCAACCTGTCCACCGGTCCAGTTGCCTGGATCAGCCCGGTTGCACTGATAGAGCCCTTCGCGGGATGCTGTGAATTGTGCTGATTTTTCGAAATTACTCTGCATAGGTGCAGAGTATTGTCATGGTCTTGATTTTGTCAGGGATGCGATCGCACCCCGTAAATGATCAGCAGAAGAAAAACATTTGTCGTTTGTCCTGCTGCACAAGCTTCCGGTGCGTGATGATCTTGCGCGTTCTTCCGCCGATAATCCGAACAACTGCAGATCGGGAACAACCCAGGCGCGATGCAATATCGCTCATAGTCATACCCTGCGAATAAAACAACAAGGCTCTCCATTCACGCGCAAGAGGCACGTCGTAATGGCTTCCGCCATACTCATCGCTCAACGCCGCCGCGATGTCATCACCGTAAACCTGAGCACATCTGGAATTTTTAGAGGTGGTGGGAACCCAGATGCGCCGACCGCCAACGCTATCAATAAACGATAAAGTGCTTTCGACACCCACAGCGTTGACCAGAAATTTTATCTGATCTGGCACTTTCACGTCTGGCATCGTGTGACGATTTCCAAATTGATCCAGCACGCCAACCATGCGCTTTCCTCATATTTTCTGCTGAATGCTTCATGTACCACGCCCAATCAGAAAACATACAGAAAATTCAAGTGGACAAGATTGTCCGTTTGATCGCGCATAAAAAAAGCCACCCCGCAGGATGGCTTTTTCTCGCAAACAAAAAACAGAATTAATTATGCAACGGCATCATCGCCCCACCTTATTTCACCTGAAGCGCCGTAACCTTGCGGGCAAACATGTCGTACTGGCAGAGCATCGTCCGCCTCTCTTTTCCGCCATAGCCGTTGGGGATCATCGCCTCACGCTGGGCGAGGACGATGATCCCCATATGCCATACCTTGTCGCTATAGCTTATGTATTCCCCGAACCGCTTGCCCTCCATGAAGCTCGGATATTCCGCTGGCCCGAACCGCAGACCATCTGCGGCGACGAGGCACTGGAGACGCCCTTCCTCGGCCAGCGGAGAATAACGAATAACCTCATCGAGATTACGGCACTTATCGAAGTCATTGATGCAGGGATGTTCCGCCAATTCTCGTTGATTATCCTCTGAAACAGTAATGTATATCCAAGCCACTAAAATCCCGATAACTGCTGCAAGTCCATAAAATATTTTACGCATTAGACGCACCTTTGTTCTTAAATAAAATAGACGGTCTCTAAGATCCAGAAACACCTTAAGCAGTCGCGACCTGCTGTGGGAAGAGTAAAAAGAAAAAGGGAGCCTTTCAGCTCCCCTCGTTAAAAAAACATATCGTCTTGTTCATCATCAGGCGGCGATCTGCTGGCCCACCACATCATCACCAGTAAGTATGGGTAAAACACTGATAAAATCACAACGCTACAAAAGTTCATCTATCAGTGCATCTCTTTTGAAGGCGGGATGTTTCTCAGAATATTTTTAAACCCTATAGCCACGCATGCGGCCATCGCTGCTGCTTCTGCCAATTCACCCGCCGCACGTTCCAGTTCAAACTGGTTTGCAAGGTTTATCCCGCTTTCTGCCATTTGGTTCATACGACCCAACGCTTCCTGAATATCGACCCCTCCTGATCGCTCTCCCCATTTTCTGGTCCGGTCTGTGATATCAAGCAAAACTGCCGAGACATCATCAAAATCAACATTTCCATTACTCATTATGCTGCACCTTCCAACCTCTTCTGCCACGCCTTCAGCCCCTCAATCACCTTCCGCGCACTCGGTTCATCCAGAAACTCTGGTGCGCTGACCCCCGTCATACGCTGCACATACGCCCGCAGCGCTTCACGCGTGCCGCCAGTGCGCAGCATTGGGGCCATGTCGCCCCACAGCGCATATACTTTGCGCACATGAGGCTTGCCAGCAGGCTTTTTCGCACGAAAGCCCAGCCGTTTCATTTCAGCAAGCACGTCATGTAACTGCCCAATACTGCAATCAGACGACGAGTTCTTTTTCACGACACGCTGGAGAAGGGCGCGGTAGTCCGCGTCCTCCAGCTTTAACTCTTTGCGGGCCACATGTAGCTTGCGCACCAGTAAAGAACGGCCTGCAACCGCTTCTTTCGTAAGAGTGCTCATTCCGCCACCTCAGAAGCAATAAAACTGTCAATGTAAGTATCAATGGAGGTGCTTGTTATGCCGCCGGGAACACAACCTCCTTGTTCTTCAACGTGCTCTATAATGGCATCCATAATCGCAAACGCCATTTTGCGCTTCACCCATTCCCAGCGGGCTTTGTCTTTTTCCAAAATAGCAACACGCGCCTGTGCGGCCTCAGCATCCGCACGGGCATGCAGCAGCTGTTCCCGCAGCTCACATTCTGAAAACACAGCAATATCAGTCATTGTGCCCCCCAATTTCTGAAAAATTCATGGCAACCCGCGTGTAATCATGTGGCTCGTCTGCACGATAGAACAGAATGTTGCGGCGTGACCGCACAGTGCGAATGCTGGACTCAATGGCCCGCACCGCCAGTGACCACTTGGGATGCGGGATCTGCGCCTTTTTTGCCAATTTCAAGCTGGCCGTGCTGAATGACCCAACGCCATCATCCATTTGCAAAATGCTGCGCAACAGGCTGTCAGCCCAAGGCGGCATGTCCTCCTTCATGTCGTCGAGAATTTCACGCACCAGACTTTGTGCCGCAATAATGCTACCGTCAGATTTCTGCGTTCGGTAAACTTCCACCTTTACCTTCATTTTGCATGGTATGTCTTCAATCTGTGCCCTTCCGCTTTTGCCGCCTTTTTGAGCCCCATAGAGTTCCCGCATGGCATCTTCATATTCTTCCAGAATATCAAACATTCGTTGCTTGAATTCGACTGTCAGGGCGCTATAGGCCTCCGCTTCTTCAATCATGCGGCGGGCCGTGTCATGCTGAAGCAGTGCTGCGTTTCCAAACACTTTCCTGGGCTGCTTGTCGCCCAGAACAGTCTCCACCACGCCTTCACGGTTAATTTCCATAGTCAATTCCTCAGTGTTTTGTAGATGAACGTGCGGCATGCATTGCTTGGTGTTGCGCGTTCTGCCCCCCTCGCAACACCAACGCGAGATAGAGAGCCAAAATGCTCAAGTCCTCGGCCTGATCGGCAAGTGCCTGCCAATCAGGCCGCTTCCCTGAGTTCGCAATGCGTAAATTCAGGCGGTCTGCTTTATGTTTCAGCTGTCTCACTGCATCTTTAGCTGCTGGCTGCTCTTTAGTCAGAAATTGGAGCAGACCCCTCCTAAGCCCGTCGAGAAGAGCCGAAATATCAACAGTCATAGTGAAGCCTATCATACGTCTCTCCTGTTCATCGCTGAATAATAGGAAATCAGCTCTGGCGAGGTCCCCGTCAGACTGACACGCAGTTTTTCCATGCACTCATATGCCTGCTGGTCACTCAGCTGGTCCGTTATCCCAGGCACGGCATAATACTGGCCATTCCACGCACGTGCTTTGAGAGCAGTCCGGATCGCATCGCGTGTGCCGCAACACAACGGCAACATGCCATCTGGGAACCCAACGCCAGGGCGAAATTCAATCCGGCCAGATCCATGAACCCACGCAGTCATCAGTGCATCTTTTGCGATGCGAGCACTCATGCCCGCACCTCTACAAACTCGGCATCAATAATGACAGGAAGCTGAACTTTGGCATGTGCCAGCATTTCACCAGCTGCTGTCAGCTCACGTGCAGCGGCATCCAGCTTGTCTGCCATCCGGGCCAGCCACACAGCCGCTTCCTGCCGGTCCTGATTGAGCAGTAGCGTAAACACCCGCTGCTCTGCATAAGCACTTGCGCCCTGACGCAACTGTTGCGCCACAAGGTCGATCTGTTGCATTGGCTGCGCCATCAGCTGCACTCCATCGCTTTGAGAATTGCCGCGGCTGTTGCATCGATAGGGTAACTGTCAAAGAAGTCCGCAATCACATCGCGCCTGTTATGTGGCGTGCTAAGAAAATACACTCCCGCGCGCACAGATTTTGTCAGGTTTCCTGCTGTCACGTCAGAAGCGAGTGACTGAAGGAGGGAGTGTATGTCACGCAAAAGCGGGTCAAAGCGCTCCGGTTTGTCAAAGCAGGTATTTTCGACAACTTCTGCAAGCACGTCAGAGGGGTTTGGCATTTCCAGAATACTCATAACACTCACCCTGCCACTCGGATTTTAGGGAACTCACCAGTCATGTGCTCTGCCCATGCATGCTCAAGGTCTTTTTTGTTAATCTGATCGCGCTTGTTCACACGGGCAATTTTTGTAGCGTTGCGCAAAACTTTCGTCATGCTGCGCAGGCCGCCTTCACGTCTTCCTATCTCCTTGGCGTAGGCTTTGACCTCATCATCATCTACGCCTTCCCATACTGCCAGAATGGCGCACATATCTTTCTGGCGTGGCTTGTTGATCTTCCGGCGCAGTCCGATACGGCTGAACAACTGGGCATAGTCTGCCGTCCGGCCAAACCCATCAAACTTGGCGTTCAGGGGGGCATTCCCAATAAAGACGACACCCACTTTTGCTTTGTCATGAATAGACCGGATTTCTTCAACGGCCTTGACTGACAGATGTTGTGCTTCATCAATGATCAGCACAGCCTCCGTTCCTTTCAGGCGGCGCACAATGGAACGCATGCGGCGCTGGCCTTTCTCATTGCAGCCAAGCTCTTCTGCAATTTCCTGCAAAACTGCAGACGGGCTGGACAGGCTGGGGTCAGCCGTAATCATGAACACATTATTGGTCCGGCGCTGGTATTCTTCAGCAGCCTCTGTCTTCCCGGTTCCCGCATTGCCGGAAATCACAGCCAGATCGACATCATATTGCGCCGTTTCAATCATGTTCATGATCAGACGGGCAGTTTCTGTCATGATAAATCCGGGAACAACGGGCCGTTCCGCACGATTGCGTTCCTTGGTTTCCTGTGCATCCAGCCACGCTTGCAGCTTGCCTGCCAGCTTCTCGTTATCCCCCGCATAGTTTCCGCTCAGGAAAGAACTGATAGCCGGGGCAGATACGCCGGATGCAGCTGCCATTTGCGTCAGGGAGAGCACATCACGCTCTTTGCGGTCGCGGACAGCGTCACGCAGGCGTGCATGGTCATTCATGATCTCGGTCATGTGTAAAAATTTCCTGTTTATTGGAGCGTTATTTGCTCAGTTTAGTCTTCGTCAGTATCCACAAGCCGCAATGACCGTTCTGCCGGTCGCACCTGCTCGTTATATTGGCTCAGCCAGTCTTCTTCTTCATCGTCATGGTGCGCCACAGCAGCATTGCCATGACTGATGGGGGCTTTCGGGCGAAGTGGGCGCACAACCTTGGTTTCCGGCAGTTCCGGTTCCGGCGTTTCCACATCCCCATAAATGCGGGCCAATTCATGCGCAGTAATACGCTTTTCGGCCTTTTCAAGGTCTTTTGCGGACCGTTTAAATGCCTTGTAAGCCCGCGCATGGCTCTGCGCTGCCTGCTTGTCAGCAAACCCAGCCTTCTCAACACAGGCCGCCGCACCCAGGTATGTGCCATCCAGCCGGTAGACATGGAGGTCATCATGCAGCGCCTGCGGGTCAAACCTGACCACAACAGACGTTGCCCTATGCTGAAGCAGGAAGTCTGAGAAATAACGGTTATCAGCCAGCTCAATCACACCATCCCGGCGTGCAACCGTAACGCTTTCAGCCGCCATAAGGCAGAGCCTATGCATTTCCTCCGTTGCAGTCGTAATGGCACCCCGGTTCGCAGCGTCTTGATAGCTTTCCATGAAAACATCATCAAAACTCCGCTTGCCCTGACACACATCAGACCGCCGCCCCAAGCGGGCATTATGCTCACGGATGCCCTCAGACACCACTTCCAGGAAGACATCCAGCGGCACGGCGGATGACCCGTAATTCTCCGGCTTACTGGTCACGGTATTGCCCGTATATGCCCCAGCAAAGCGCGGGTGTTTTGCCAGGTCACCTGCCAGATCACGCCACGCCCGCTCAATGGGTTTAGACCGCCCACTGTAAGGTGTGGCCCAATGCACCTCGACCCCCAACTGCGGCAAAATACCCATAGGCTCATCATCGCGCACCTTGAACCTGTAGCGGTTCTGCACACCACCGGTCAGCCACTTGCTGGCAAAGTTGCGCCCGTTATCCAGCCAGCATTTTTTAGGCACACCGTATTTTGCAACCATGTCACCAAAGGCCAGACGCACACATTCTTTGTTTTCGGAAACATCCACGCGCCAGGACAAAATCTTGCCGCTGTAAATGTCCTGAAAGCCCACTAAAACGGGCCTGACAATCGTCTCCTTTCCGTTTTCCACCCATTTTACAAACACGTCGAACTTATGGCCGTCTGCGTTCACGGCTTCCAGAGCATGGAACACAGCATGGTCACGCTTCTGCGCTGGGAACATGACTTTCAAAGCCTGCTCTCCTTTCCGGCAAAGTGTCAGCAATTCAGGCGGTAAAGTGTCCAGCCTGCGCTTCAGCGTTTTGGAAGATGGAAGCTTCCAGCCTTTCTTTTTTGCCAAATCCTCAAGCCTGCGCATGCAGGATGTAAAGGTTGGCGCTTCAAGCCGTAGATAATCGGCTTTCAGAATGTCCCACGCTTCCGTTGGGCACTCCACCTGCTCCGCCCGCTTTGCATAATGCGGCGCAAGACCCGCCAACCAGTCACACCGGTTCAGGCCGCGAACGTCCCGGTACCAATTCATGATGGTGGTAGCACCCACACCTTCCATGCGGGCAATCTGCAGAACTGCAATCTTCTTGCGGCATCCTGCATCCACTAGCATTTCCACCGCCATGACGATGCGATGCGCTTTCTCCGCACGGGCTTTCAAGGTGTCGGGCAGAGCATCATAACGCTGCCAGATATCCTGCCGCTCGCGCTGCTCCAGTTCTGGCTCTTCCAGCTTAACGTCCTGCGCTTTGATGGCCAGAGCAGCACGGGCTGGAAGCGGCAGGACAAACGGCGTGAATTCATAGCCACCACCGGCTCCCTTGCGGATACGCCACGATTTTCCTTCATTTTCAGGGTTGAGCCAGCCCTCAGAATCAATGCGAGCGTTAATGCCACGCTTCGTGCACGGCATATCCGGCAAAGCCATAGCTGCCAGCTCAGACGGGGAAAACCACTGAACTGAACTCAACATCAGAACCGCCCTCCCAACTGACGCCGTAGCCCATTTTCCATACGTGTAAGCTCTTTCTTACGCTCGGCCACTGCCGCAAGCTCAATCATCGGCAGATAGCGGCGCTCAATGACTGTCCAGCCACGCCCTTCAGCCAGAAACTCAACAAGCCGTCGGTCCTGAGTTGCGCCAATCAACGCATCAAAGCGCGGCACACTGATCTGATGATCTTCGCGTTGCCCAGACGCGTATGCGTTCAGCATGTTGATAGTGATAGGCCGTCCTAGAATGTCGCTCATGTGCTCAGCAATTTGAGGACGTGACTGGCCGCATTCTTCCAGCGTCACGGAAATAGCGCGTGAAAGCCGAAAACCGAACGAATTACCACGGACCAGAGCAGGGTCATATCCGGTAACAATAAGCGGCGGCTCCCAGTCCAGCAGTGATAGCTGCCTTTCATCAGGTTTTCTGCTCATGCTGCCTGCTCCTTGCGGCTGCGCAAACGCGCATCCGCTTCCGTAATTTCAAGAAAGACAGACTGTGGGCAGTCCATGATCCAAAGCATGTCAAACAGCAGCGGTAGAGAGGGGGAAGCGCAACCGCTTTCCGCAACGAATACAGCGTTCTCAGTGCATTCAAGCCGTTCAGCCAACTCAAGACGCGTCATATCGCAGCGTTTACGCTCGCGTCGGATAATAGCAGCAACAATACTCGCAAGATGGCGAGGTGGTACACGATCGCTCATCATGCTGCATCCTCCAACTCAAGGGCTGGAGAAAGGAAGTCATGGAAGCGCAACTTAGTAGCCTGATCAGCCTTGTTCCATAGTGCTACCAGCTTGTCATAAGTGGTAGGCGGGGCTTTCTTGGGCTGGTTTTTCAGTTGCCGGATGATCTCAGAAATATTCTTGATCGTCGGCCACTGGTGAACTGCCTCAGCAACTTCACGCTGCATATCCGGCGTCTCTTTTGCCAATGCATCAAGCTGTGCGCCACTATCAGCAAGTCATGTGCTGGAAATTTTCTCGCGCACGTCAGGCATAATGTGCTTAAACCGGGAAATAGAGCGATCGATTGTCTGGCGGGACAACCCGAGCTTATCGGCGGTGGCTTTACTGAAGGTTGGGATCAAATGCTCAAGCTTGAGCATTTGATCTGACTTCCGATCTCCGCCCGCCTGAACTTCCGGATGAAGCTTCTGATAAACGTCCTGTCTGCGTGCCAGAAATGTTGCGCGATCTAATGCACTCAGTTCACGGCGGCAGAGATTTTCGTCAATCTCCAGCAGTTCAGCTTCTTCATCTGAAACCTTCTTGATAACGCACCAGGCATTCTCAATCTCGGCCAAACGTAACGCTTCAAGTCTGTGCCCACCGGCAATCAGTTTGTAACGCTTCCCAGCCTTTCGCACCTCAATCGGTGTGCGTTGGCCTTCCTCCTGCATGCTTGCTGCAATCATGGCCGCATAATCAGGATCAATCGTCCGCAAGCGCTCGCCTACGTCAATCTGCGCAACTGGAATAGACGCCTGTTCCGGCATCGCTCCGTCCAGTTTTTCCTTCACGTCCATGTTCATGCTGCCACTCCGTTTTGACGGTGTGCTGCACCAGATGCGGCAGTAGAAACTCTCCCAATGCGACACGGAATGGGAGTGCCATCAGGATGATAAAAATCAGGCCATACATCATACGGCTGCTTACCCATTTCCTTGGCGATAATCTGCGCCATAGGGTGGGAATAAGGGGGCTGGCGAATGGTGTTGGACGCCGCAGCCGGGGCGCGTCCCTTGGCAACGGAAAAGGCTGCAAGCGTGCCCCATGTCTTGCAGATGAACGCCTTAATGTCTTCCGGGTGCATTCCGCGTGGCTTTTGTGCCATAATAGTCTCCTTGACCTAACCCGGCTGCAACCGGGCTCTCTTTTTCGTCTATCCGCGTGAGTTATGAGGGGGACAGAACACCGTGAGAATACCAACTATGGAACGATACGCAAGCGCGTTCTCGTACTTCCCACTTCTTTCCTGTGGATAACATGTTGATAAAACTCTCGAACGCGCACGGAACTGCGGATTTCGATGTCTAAAAATGCTCAAAATGACGATTTCCCAGATCTCAAAGAAAACTGGGAAATCGAATCAATCTCAAATCGGCTCAAGCAGGCTGTTGAAAACGCAGATGGGAACAAGGCCGTCTCAGAACGCGCAGGCGTCCCCCTAAGCACATTGAACGGCTATCTTGCTGGGAGGGATATGAAGGCCTCAGCTGCTGCTAGACTAGCGATTGCCTGCAACGTCAGCCCTTCGTGGCTCCTGCTTGGCCACGACGCTGATGAACCGGCGCTAAAGATCAGCCCCAGTCAGTCCCATCCTATTCCCGTGCCCGCAAACGATGTGGCTTACATCGACTACTACAATGTAGCGGCCTCTGCTGGTTACGGGATATGTGCAGACGCAGGCGTAAAGCCCGAAAAAGTGGCGGTTTCCCTAGCATTTCTTAAGGGTGATCTTGGGCTTGACCCTAACTGCGCCCTCATGCTGGAAACCAGTGGCGACAGCATGGAGCCCACACTCCGCTCTGGTGACCGCCTGCTGGTCGATACCCGCCGCAGGCATATTCTGGACGGCGTTCACGTCCTGGTCGTGAATGGTGGCCTGCTGGTCAAAAGGCTCTCATCCGAACCCAGCGGCAAGATCTGCATCGCCTCAGACAACCAGCTCTACAAAGAATTCCTCACCGACGCCTCCCGCTTCCACTGGGGCGAACCAGACGGAGGAGACGCCATAACAATAATAGGCCGCGTAGCCTACAGACTACAGGCAATGTCATGAAGCACAGCAAAGAAGAAAGAGAGCTATATTATTGTTCTCTTGGGAAGTTCGTTGATGCCTTCTCTACCGTGGAAGACCTCGTAAGAGAATTATACTTGGTCGCAATGCGTTATGCGCACAAAGAACCCAAAGATCATCTCATGACACCGCTCTCCATTATCGTGAAAGAAACAGGAGAGCTTTTCAAAGACAATGATACTTTATGCCAGAGAGATTTTAACCACTTCTTTGACCTAATGAGGATCAGAAATAGTATATTCCATCATAGATCAAGCATAATAGAAGGCAATCTCGTCTCAACAAATAGACACTTTGAAATAAAACCCGATAAAGTGAAGACCTTCAGGAGCGATCCATTAACACTGGAACTTATAACAATGGACTTAACTATAATACAGTCATCATTTGCCTATCGCTTCTACTGCGTAACTTTAGGGGAGGGATCAATCGATGGACGATCCCTTATTGAAGCAACTCGTTCATTTGCGCTTACCCCTTGGCATTACGCAGTCAAGCATTCAGAAGATCTACCCGTATAGGCGCCTGTTGCGCTCTCTAAGTTTGGGATCAAGCTCCTCCCCCCTGGCCTTTTCCATTGCCCGGTAAATCCCCTTTATCTGCGCAAACGGATCATGATTGTCATCTACTGGCTCGGCTTCGCATTGGGCATTTACTCTTTGCCCAGCCAGCCACATGTATGCACTCACCTCAATTTCCGCATTAGGATCTGTTCTATCGTCAGCCATGCTTACTTCTCCATCTTTTGTTCATATGGTATCATATGCGCCTTGTGAGTAAGAGCCTTTTAAAGGCAACTTAAAGGTCCATATGGATAAGATTAAGGTCCGCTATGATCGCAACGTCCGCATTTTCCTTGGCCTGCTCTTTGCGATGTTTTTGGGTTTGACCGGAATGATGGCCAAAGGATTTCACTGGCTCTAACGGAGCCTTAAAAGGGTTTTAAAAGGCCCCTCTTTAGCATGGGGTTCTTTATAGGTTGGGTTCCATATTTGGTGTCCTTTCGGCCATAATGCCGCTAAGGTTCCAGACATCACCAAGAGGCATAATCCCCATCGCCACCCATGGCCCGGTTATGCCGACACCAGCGGTTTCCCTAGATATTTCGTCCCACTAAATCCCCGCTGGTCCCACTTAATCCCGGTTTCCCAGTAGTTCCATTCCCTGTGTCCCCTTACATCCGGGCTTCCGGCTGACGAAGCCCTTGCCGGTAAACTTGATCGCCATGCCTTTCCCGGCTCACCGATCAATCAGCCCGAGACAAACAATGAGAACCGCATGGGCTCGGTTGCCTTGCACCATGCCTTTAATAATTGTGTCAAGCTGACTGTTACCGGACGTTATTACGACAATACCGTACATGAGTATGGTAGTTTCGTCGATCCGGATCTATTTCCGCCAGATGCCTCTGCGCCGACCGTTTATGGGGTGTCGCCAATCCTGATGCATAACCGCACCAAGGAGGCCACATTCGACGCCAATCTTTCCGCCAAACTGCATATCCTGGGTGGAACCCATCAGCTTCTTGGCGGCATCAATTACGACTGGACAAGCTTTTACAGCGCCATGGGTTTTGGCGTCAGCGATACGCCGTCCGGCACGATCGACCTTGCCAATCCGGTCTACGCCCTCAGCTACACGCCACAACTTCCCGTCAATTCCTACACCAACGACCATTATCAGACCTATGCCGTCTATGCACAGGATCAGGCAACTTACGGCCGTCTCCATGTGACTGGGGGGCTACGTTTCACGGCCCTTAAATTTCGGGAGGCGACAGATTACAATGTAGCGAATAATTCGACCTATTATCACGTCTCACCGCGGATAGGCGCGACATTTGATATTGTGCAAGGTGTTGCTCTTTACGCGGGCTATGCGACGGCATTCAGAGCAGCTTTCGGATTTGTCGGTCTGGAGGCTCCGAAACCCGAGACCTCCCATAATGTCGAGGCAGGCATGAAACTGGCGCTCCCCGGGAGCGGCCTTTCTGGCACAATCGGGCTGTTCCGCCAGACGCACGATAATGTTGCCGTCTCCGACATGAACAATGTGGGTTATTATGTGCAGAGCGGGCGGCAGCGTGCTCAAGGGGTGGAGGCCGACATGGTCTGGGAACCTACCCCAGCGTTCTCACTGCTTGCCAATTACGCCTATACGGACACAAGGGACGATGGCGTGTCTCCAGGAGACCAGATTGCCCGCGTTCCTAAAAGCAGCGGACGCGTGGCTGCCCGCTATCGCTTTCTGCATGGCTGGGCAAAGGGCTTGTCTTTCGGCGCGGGCGTCACAGCCTATACTTCGCGTGCCTTGACGCTGCCCAATACTATCTCCGTGCCCGGTTATGCCGTAGTCGATGCACAGGCTGACTACAAATTTGATCGTTACACGTTGGGGATTTCCATGGTGAATCTCGGTAACAGGAAAGCCTGGGATCCCTATTCCTACATGGGCAATCCGGTCGTTGCACCGATTCAGCCCCTCTCGGCTTATGCGACCCTCAAGGTCAGGCTCTGATCATGAAGAATGCAATGAAGTATCTGAACACGGCGATGCTCCTCACCGTGTTCAGTCTGTTTATCTGCGCGGCTTCCCCGGCTCCAAGCCCTAGCATAACGATACCACTTTACCCTACCGGCGTTCTGCCATCGCTCAGTGTTCCGGAGACACGGGCAAAGATAGGCGACACGGACGAAACGATGGTCTTCAACGTCAGTAATCCAACGTTGGAGTTATTCCGCCCTCGTCCTGATCACTCAAACGGCACGGCAGTCATCATCGCACCCGGTGGTGGCTTCGTCGGCCTCAGTTATGAGGCCGAGGGAACCGCTGTAGCGCGAAAGTTGACCGAATATGGAGTCACGGCTCTGGTGCTTAAATATCGAACGATACGAAGTCCTGACGACGCGATGCATATGCCGTCTGTTCATATGAAAGAGATGGAGACGATCATGGCGCGGGCGAAGAGCGGCATACCTGCTGAGGTGCCACTCTTCGCGGGCGAGCCCCATGCCGTGGAAGATGGCAAGCATGCTATCGCGCTGGTTCGCCAGCATGCAGTGGAGTGGGGTATCAACCAGAAAAAGATTGGCTTCATCGGTTTCTCGTCCGGTGCCTTTCTGGCGGCGGATCTTGCTATCGGGAACAAAGCCACCCGGCCAGCTTTTGCAGGACTGTTTTATGGCGGATTGCGCACGCCAGTTCCGATAGATGCGTCTCCCGCTTTCATCGCAGCCGCCGCGGATGATCCGTATTTACCTAATGATGGCACGCTACTCTATACAGCCTGGCGCAAGGTCGGAGCTTCAGCAGAACTCCATCTCTATGAGCGTGGTGGCCACGGCTTCGGCCTGATAGCAAGAGGGGACACGAGCGATCATTGGTTCGACGAGTTCATTTGGTGGATGCAGGCGCGATCTTTGCTGAAACAGTGATCAAATACATCGTCGAAGAGATTTTCGTATCCTGCCGGAATTGGTAAGGTAGATTTGGTAATTTTTTCTGCTGCACATAGTGTTAGCGTCCGCTCTTGATTATCCTCTTCCAAGAGCGGACTGACCGGGGCCCATAAACGACCTGTTCGCTAAAGGAACGTAAAGCTGACAGGCGGCAGCCGCCTACATCGGGCGTCATCGGATATGCGTTGGATTTCCCAAAGCGGACGCGCGTCATGCTGTGCGAAGATCATTTTCATCCTTCCCACAGTGCTTCTGGCATCTCGTTGAGAACCTCTGTGCTCGCCACAAGGAGTGGCGCGCTGTCACAACCAGATATGAAAAAACAGCATCCGCCCACTCAAGGATCTCGTTGTCGAGGCGGGTTTCAAGCAGATCACACTCATGAAGCTTGATATCGAAGGCATGGAATATCGTGTTCTGGACGCCTTCTTTCGCGAGGCCTCGCCCAGCCTGTATCCGCAGCATATTATTCTGGAACGCCCAACACAAAAAAGCGCCTGGTCCGGGCTCTCCATGCTGCTGATTCAAAGCGGCCTCTACCGTATTGCTGGGCGCACACGCGCCAACCTCCTCCTGTCGCGACAAAAACCATCAGTGATTGGATAAGTCTCGTTTTTTTAAAAATAAAGCACAAAGAGAAACTGCTGCCTGCGAGCAGGCAGCAGCTGTGAGATCAGTCTTTCTTGTCGAGACGATCAAGTGTGTCACAGGCGCGTTCCAGAGCCTGTGTCATCGTTTCGGCCAGAAGAACCACGCCGTCGATCGTGTCTGACTTACCATCGCGCACCTCTCTGAGACCCGCCAGAAGCGGGCCTTTGAGGATCAACAAGACCTCGTAAACGTCACGCACCGGGGACGTGCTCTCCAGGAATTGATTTGACATGAGAAAAGTTCTTTCTTCAAAAGGCATTATCCTCAGCAAGGAAAATCCCCTCACGCGTAGTGACACGGGAGCCCCGATGACACAGGCACACGATGACCTCTTCCTTTTCTGGGGAGAAGGGCAACGACCCTTCGAAAACGCCTCTGGAAAAATCTGAAAAACAGATCTGACACGCGTACAGTACCAGCAACAAAACAGCCGGATTGACGGAGCCCTCGCATAGGAGAAATGAGGGCCACCACACGGAACCAGAAAAAGGGGCCGCACAATCAGTGCGCCCCCTTCCCTCTGCACCCTGATGACAGCGCCATCAGACGGCATTTAGTCAAAATCCCGAAAGATCCCGCCTTCCATTGTCTGCCATCCCTGCGCTTTGCCCCATGGTTCAGAAACCGGCGGTGGCAGCGTGCGTGTGCAGGACAAGGCGACCAGCATGTTCAGACGTGTCTGGGAGAGCAGTTCCGAGAGCACGACACGCCCTTGCAGCAGGCGGGCTGTGGCACCGCTTTCATACCAGGGCATATCGAGCGTCGGCTGACTATATTCAGCAAGCTCCGCCAGTGTGTAGTCACCCGCCCTGCCCAACTGGAACACCCGCGCGAGGCGATAGAGACACAGGAGATACGGTGGCATCTCCCACGGCCCACCCAGCATCTGATGCAGGAACGCCATATTGTAGCCGGCAAGGCACAAAGGCAGTGCCTGCCCGCGTGGAAAGACCGCATTGAAGAGACTGTCTTCCACGACAAACGCACTCCCGCATTTTTCTCCGGGCATCTGCTCCAGAACGCCCTCGAATGTCGGGCTATCGATCTCCATTGTCCTGTGCCCTGCGCGGAAGATCACGTCTTTCCACGCGAGGGAGACCGGTAACCCCGACCGAAGACGACAGGGTCCACCGGATGTTTCAGGCAGAATATCGATCAGGCGAATGGTGCCCTCCTCCCAGCGTGGGAGCCTTTCTGCTGTTTTGGGATGATTGGTCATGATCAGGCTCCGCGCAGTGCAACGTCATCGACGAGATCAACGCAGAGGTCTTTCAGGTCTGCCGGACGGGCAAACAGATCAAGCCAGATCAGAACAGGCGTTATATCGAGAGCACGATAGACGTTGAGACGCTGATCAAGACGCGCCAGCCATTTTTGCTCTTCGTCATTCCGGGTTACCCGATCAGAGCCGCAGCAACCCGCCACTTCTATATAGCGGGAGACAGCCCCTTTCCGCAGTGTCAGGTCAGCCCGGAACCGCCCCTGCGCGAGACCGATTGGTTCATGCACATCCAGCACCATGTTCCTGCGTAAAAAGCCTGACAGGATCTGATACACAATGCGCTCGGGAAGAGAGTCCAGCACAGTGCCATCAAAGGCGACGGGTCCTGGCGCTGGCAGATCAGGCCAGCGACGCATCGCCATCTGTTGCACGCGTGCCCACTCGAGGGTCCCCGTGTCACCAATGAACACCAGATGCTGTCCCGCCGCGCCCATAAAACGAAACATGTGCGCGTTGGGTGGCGCCCCAAGGGCAAGAGTCATATCCCTGTAGAGGAGAAGATCCTCATCGGTTGGGTAAAAGATAGAAGACAGCGCAGACGCACTGCCTGTCGTTGTTGAAAGCGTAGCCATGTGATTTCCGTGAAGTGGAGCAAGCCCGTAAGGCGGCTGTGCCATGAGGCACTTTTTCCTTTTATGGGGAGACTGGAACGCCAGCCTCGACAACTTCCGCCTTCAAAATCACGAACACACTGAAAGTATAGTTTTGAGAAGCTTACAGTAAAAGACTGAACATTATCACCCGTGCCGCAACCGCTTTTCGTGATGGAAGAGCGTGCACCATGCCCTAGCCCTGACGACAGCACTGTGACTCAAACTATATATATTAAAGTTTTCTATAGAAGGCATTCGTGTCTTTGCAGCTCAACCAAGCACTTTTCCTCACACACCGCGGCGACATTTCGGTCTGACCTTATTTTTGGTGACATCGTATCAGGACCGTTTTCAGATTTCGGTCTGCCTTGAGCTTTCTTTCAGAGTTCTGGCTTTTCGTTTCTATTCCGGAATTAGCGTTGTAAAAAACGCAGCGCATTTTTCTGCTTGAATTTCAATGGTATTTTTAGGCGTACGTTTATCGTAACGATTTGAACCGTCACGGTAGTATTTTACGTTTAAAAAAGAGGCTGATGGAAACAGAATACTATCTTTATCTCATTGATTTGCCTGCTTTATGATAGCTCGCGACCCCCTTACCTCCACGATCTGTCCGGGGGCCGTCAGGCCATCCGGCAGGGTGCTGTTTTCGGTGCTTGCACCAAAACTGCGGTATCGTGCCTTTTTCTTCTCTTTTGAAACTTTATTTCTTATTAACGCTATATTTTGTAATAATATTGTTTGTCCTGTTTTTCCTTCTGCCAGCGTTAATAAGTGTTGAGTCCTTCATCAAAAGCGCCTCTGTAAGCCTCATAGAAGCTTCAGGATGGGCTTTTATGGCTGGTCTGGTATCAGACTGCTTGAATCCCCCATTGATCGCTCTTGCGAGCTTCTATGAGGCTTTTCGTTTTTTCTTGTCCGGCTGTTTTGTGTTTTGCTGGTTTTTTGGCGGCGTCATGATTCTTGTCGAATTTTCAACTTTCGCTTTAATCCTCGAAAACAGTTCCGGAATCGCCATTTTCGAGGGTGGATTGATCCGTAAGGGATAGGTTCCTAAAACCGTTCGGATATGGCTGTTTTAGGGGGTGTTTTTAGTCGTAGGCAAATTATCCGACAATCATTCCGACAAGGTCATAATTTAGTCTTTTTAATATTTGGAATAAAAATCCGTTATTATGTTATTTTGTGGTCAAAATTACCTTTGCAATTTTGTTTTTTTGAAAATGTATTTTTTCTGAAATTCTGTAGAACTCCATCTTAAAAATTATACGAGATTCTATAAGAGTGGTGCGCTGTCGTATCCCAATACGAAAAAACAGCACCGTTGTTCCTCGCAATCACCCCAAATCGCTGGCCGGAGCAGACTGGATCAAGCTTTAACAGAGCCCTGGTTTATAACGCATCCTGGCCCCAGTTTTCGGAGATGGAACTCATTAGCAGCAAGGTCCGAGACGTATAAAGCAAAGAGGATGAATGGCGTGACTAAAATGGCAAGAATGCGCAGTCCTGTAAGTTTCAGACAGAATGATCCTGCACTCAACAGACTGCTTCAATGCACACTTATCAATGTTGTACGGACCCATAAGGTCCATTCACAGCGTGATATTAGACTGATTGATCTGCAGATCATGTTTTTGGAACATCAGTTACGTCTCAAAATTCAGAACCCACCCTATGGCTCGCGTCATGCAAGCTTTGCTGAGTTTCTTCAGTCTCTCTCGACTTCTCTGAGCGCCGAGCAGCGCGCCCTCATTCTGTCATTGAATCGTCTCACCGAGGCAGAATACCCCAGAAAATCTCTCCCCGCAGAGATGATCCCTGTTCTGTCCACCTATTTTCATGAAGACGAAATATGGCAGTTGCAACAGCAAATTTATAAAGCCTATCAGCAGTCCGGCTCACCTTGCCCGCACTATGAATTTTGCGATTATCTGCAGGATCGCACTCTGATTACCGGCACGCTCCGCGGCATTTTGGGTCGTGTACTGCACATTGCGGCGCGCCAATACTATCACCATCCCGACATTCCGCTGTCGTTGCAACGCTGCCTGCACGCCCTGAACGAGACAAAAGGTGCAGATAAACTTCTTGTCCTGCCTACAGATTTCCCGACTGGATTAAGAAAAGAAAAGACCGGAAAAAGGGCACTGAAGCAAACCATTAGCCTCGCAACATTCAAGACGCTCAAAGCGTCTTATGCTTCTATTCTCCCTTATTTGGCGGCTATGGATGTCATCTGGTGCTATCGCTCCCTGCCCTCTCATCCTCTCCCTGCCTGGGCAGATCCGAATGTCTTGCCCGGTCGAGAGCACCGGTCATGCCACAGCTTTATGGACACTCCTGACGATGTCGATATCGCTGCCAGAACGGTCTCTTATGCCCGATGGTTTCGTGAGTGGGGCATACGCCATGGTTCTCACAAAACGCAGAACAGGGTTCTGGATCCAGCGACAACGCCTGAGATCAAAACTGATTGCCCTGAAGCAGTGCCTATCACCCAAATCCCACACACAAAGACGGAACGGACACCTCGTCCAGTATCGCCGACCATTCCTCTGCCGTTACTGCCGCTGCCCGACGCACTTGTGAGAGCTCTTCAAAGTTATCAGGACCCCAATTCCAAAAAAGAAAAAAACAAAATTGATGAAGGCTAAATCATTTCAGCCTCCACCCTGCTTCTGAAAGCCAACATGAATTGCTTATCTGACTAAAGGAGGAGCTGGCATGAGCAGCAGGCAGTCGATGCAGAAACAAGTCTCAGTGCAGATGTATGACACTCAGGCATCACATCACTCGACCCAAACACTGAAGCTCCTGGTAAAAATTCTCGCGCATCATGCGGCGCTGGCTCACGTCACCGCCACTAGACCACCCTGTGTTGCCTCCAAAAAACCGAGCTCGACCGCCAAGGCCTGACATTTCTCTTGTCAGATCCGTTGGATCGTGGCTTTCTTGAGGACTTCTACAGTCCCCGTTGGGACCATCATGCGGGTAAGCCCCGCGACAGCAGTTTTTCTTCGGAAAATATCACACTGCATCATCACCGTTATGGCTCTCTTCTGACTGGTATCCGCAGATCATCACAGGGTCTCGCATACTAAGCAGTGCGTAACACACGTCACGCACCACACTGCAGCCAGTCTCTCCTCTTCTTCGAGAAACGATGTGCTATGAAAGTTGCCCTTTACGCCCGCTATTCTTCTGACAATCAGCGTGATGCGTCCATTGAGGATCAACTCCGGATTTGCCGCACGTACGCGGAACAACAGGGATGGACGATCGTCGACAGCTATTCTGACCGGGCAATTTCCGGTGCGTCCCTGATCCGTCCCGGGATCCAGGAACTCATCACGGATGCCAATACCGACCGCTTCCAGATCGTCCTGACAGAAGCCATGGACCGCCTATCCCGCGATCAGGAAGATATTGCCGGCCTGTTCAAGCGCATGCTCTTCGCTAACGTAAAGATCGTCACGCTCTCGGAAGGCGAGATCACCCCTCTTCATATCGGCCTCACCGGCACGATGAATGCGCTCTACCTCAAGGAACTGGCCAACAAGACCAGACGCGGCCTGCGCGGTCGTGTCGAACAGGGCAAGTCTGGTGGTGGCCTGTGCTACGGTTACGATGTCGTCAAACAGCGCGACAGCCATGGCGAGACGACCTGCGGCGAGCGCGCCATCAATGAGAAGCAGGCGCAGATCGTCCGATGGGTCTTTCGGGAGTATGTCGACGGCAAATCTCCTAAAGCGATTGCCCTGTTACTGAATGCTGAAGGCCATCGCGGTCCCTTGTCAGAAGCCTGGAGTCCGTCAACACTCAATGGCAATCGCGAACGCGGCACGGGCATCCTCAACAATGAACTCTACATTGGCCGACTGGTCTGGAACCGGCTGCGCTATATCAAGAACCCGAGCACCGGCAAACGCGTCTCGCGCCTGAACCCTGACTCCGAGTGGGTCATCCAGGACGTTCCTGAACTGCGGATTATCGAGCAGGATCTCTGGGATGCGGTCAAAGCCCGTCAGAGCAAAACGACCTGGTCGCAGAAATCCCGCGGAACAGGCGTTCACCCTCTCAACGCCCTGCAACGTCCGACCCATCTCCTGACGGGGCTGATCAAATGCGGCTGCTGCGGCGGTGGCTTCTCGATGATCTCCAAAAACCATCTTGGCTGCTCAACCGCCCGCAACAAGGGCACCTGCGACAACCGTCTGACACTCCGGCGGGATGTCCTGGAGAAATCCGTGCTCAATGGCTTGCAGACGCAAATGATGGATCCCGCCCTCTTCAAGGAATTTTGTGACGAGTTTACCCGTGAGGTTAACCGACTGCGGATGGAGAAAGGGGCCGATCTGGTCGCTCTGAAATCCGAACTTCCCAAAATCGAGCGCGAACTGGATAAGGCCGTTCAGGCAATTCTCGATGGCTTTGCCAGCTCTGCACTCAAGACACGCATGGAGCAACTTGAAGCGCGTAAGGCGGAGATCGAAGCACGTCTGGCCGATACCCCTTCCCCGCCGCCCCTGCTTCATCCGAACATGGCGGAGTTGTATCGCCAGAAGGTCGCGACACTTCACGAGAGTCTTCAAAAGGCAGGGAGCGAC